TACGAATTTCAAAACGTGGCGGTTGCCCCGTGACCCCTTGGGAGGACCACGAACCCCAACGCATGATGACCGTCACTCCCTCCCCCGGTTGAGGTAGAAGTCGAAGCCGTGACGCTCCGACGGAGGGGACCAAGGTCACCACAAGCACACCATGGGTTAGGACACCCATGAGCCGGCACATGCCATCCGTGTATCTCGCAACACGAGCGGTCGCATTGACTTGCCTCTTTCATGCTGTCGAGTAGTGTTTATGTCCACATTCCCCAGCAACTCCGAACCTCTCCCATAACTGGGCAAAGTTCTATGTCAGAAAGACAACCCTCAAAGAAGCTCGAACCTGATGTAAAGACTGGCAGAGCCAGTAGAGCCCTGTGTCAGCAATGTGAAGATTGTGGTGGACGAGAATGTGAGAACCCTCGACCAAACACGCCCCAAATCCAATGTCGAGCCACCATCAGTGGGGGTGACGCCCGTAGGAGCGGCAACACCATTGAGGTAAGGCACAACAGAGAACCCAGTGGTGATATCACCACTAGGCATCACCGTCACCAAGTAGCTCGCGGCTGGCAGTGTCACGCTAGTACTAGTGGTCTGGAGGCCGATGCCATCGAGTCCAAGAGTAATGGGCATGTTCACACCAGTAACGCCGCTGTAGAACCCAGTCAGCTCGGCAACCTGTCGGTTGGTGCTCCGGCCGCCGGATCCCCCAGCGTTCTTCATCATCAATTCAATCGTGTACTCCGCCTCAATGTATCCGCAGATGGTTGCATCCGCACAACCTTCTACACCCACGTAAACCTTACCAGCATCCGAGAGGCGAATGTCCGAATTGGCTATTGCCGAATTGCGAACAAAACCCTCGAACTTCATGGGCACAGATAGCTCAAGATCAGACCACACAGGGCCATCCGTGTAACGGAGCCCCTGTGCAATCTCAATTGCCGACGCAGGCGGCAAATCCGTAGCGTCCGGCTCAAAGGCCAAGACGACAATCCCCGGTGAAGAAGACCCCTTGGAGGGGCGGAACCTATAAACTACCTTGCTCATCCTATACTTCTCGAACTGGTTGGCAATAACGCTCAACCACGGAAAGCTCGCAGGAAGTCCTGGATTTAGAATAAACGTGTTGGCTAAAGCGAACCCCACCGACCCAGAGAGTGTTGCCACTCTCTCTCGCTCATGCACCACAATAGTGGTGTTGTTGCGTGGGGCAATGGTGCTGCGCGATGCCACATTGACAGCGACCACCTTCTTTGCAGTTTTCTTACCTGCCATACCCGTAGGATTTTTCTAGGACCTCGAATGCGTTGGAAAAATGGCAGAACCGCGTGTGGTGTGAAGGAAAGCTGACCCGGGATGGCGCCCTATCGTGCTCGCGTTACCTCTGACAAGGTCTCCTCTAATCCCACTCCACAATTCTACCAACAAATCAACACACCCCCTATTCGTAAGGGATCGAATCAGAGCGCAGAATCGCACCAACTAATCCCGGCGCATCCACCAGGAAATCATCAGTTGGGGCTGACCAACTGATGGTGCGACTTCTGTAAAACTCTTCGAGGCACTCCTGCTCATCGGGTGTTATTCCGAAAGCCAGCCAAAAAGAGAAGCGCTGTTCAGGACCAACTTCCAGGTCCTCGAACTGCATCTTCCCACGCAACCGCCATAACCCGCTCTCGGTTAAGGCCTTCAATTCCTGGGTTGCGCCCCTACCCTCCTCCACGCTCGTAGGTCGGTACATCTGGTAAAACTGAGGCAGGACCGGGCATCCCGCCGTCAGTGCAAGGCCACCGGACCTAACAGCATGCAACCACCGATTGCCCACAGTCGGGTTACGGATGTCGCACGTAGATGTCAGATCTTTGGCCATTGCTGATCGAGGGTCTCTAACCATCACCCACCCGCGTGAAGACTTCACGGGCCGTGTTTGGCAGAACTCCAGATGTTCAATTGTAGTAACCTCATCCTCCACCTTGAGTGTAAACCCCATTTGGGCAAACCACTCGTGGACATTGGACAAGTACAACTGGACATCACGTCGCTCCAAGAAGAGAATGCAATCATCACCATTGTTAGCCAACCTAAACTTCTTTATGCCAAGGTGTTCCATCAGGGTGAAGTACATGGCGCACACAATCAAGCAATTGCCCGACGACGTGTTCATGTCCCCACTCATCCTGCACCCATCAATGGTGAAGTCAACCACATACCCATCGACCCTGGTCCTTCCTTTGTTGACCAGCTGAAGCTTCAACAGCCATGCCAAAAACTTGCGTTTGTGGCGTGGGACCATACGCATCCACACGGAGTGCTCAAACTTGAGCATGCCCTGTGACACGTGTTGATCAAATCTGCTGAAGTCGGATGGCAATGCCACCCACTCCTCAAACGGTTCTCCATTTCCAGCGACCTCAGTCATGTCGACGAGAGCAGACGCCATTTCCATGGCATCCATCCCCTTCAACACTGTAGGTCCTCCGAAGATCCGTCCGATTGCCTTAAACAAGGGTTTCTCACAGTGTGCGATGAGCATTCCGAGCTCACAATTATAACGAGGCGATCTAGGGTTGATCAACCTCGCGCAGGCATCCTTAAGGTCCTTCTCGAACTTCGTGAACGATTTCATCCAGGCGTCCCCAGCCCAAACGGCTAGTGCTTGTAGCGACTCCATTGCCCGCTCGTACACCTTGCGCTTGCCACCCGAGTATCGGTCCAGAAACTGTTCTGGCGTCAGGGGTGGGAGGCACGGAAGTGTCTTATAGAGCAGACTCCGGAATCGGGACATTTGATGACCAACGTCACACACGGGAAGCCGTGTTGGCGCGAGTCCACACTCTTGCTGCGTGTGGTATACGCGCTCATCCAGGGCCCTAAGGAGGTTCGGCAGACTGTGGTCGTGACACCCAGTCTGTCTAGGATTCTCTGCACCGTGGAATCGGTACATGAATTTCGAGCGGTGGGTACCCAGCTTGGGATCAGCACGCACAGAGGCACGGTTGTCACCCACCCCGATGAATTCGCTCTTAACATAGAGCTCCTCCAACCGGGGCGTCAACACACCACGCCTTCCACTGATCCTAACTAGGCCCCGTCAATACTCTGGTTGTTCTGGTGGGGAACCGCGCCCACCAAACACCCTCGTGCAGATCCACTCGATCCACCCCACCCTTGGAGCAATGGCGTCATACTCCCACTTGCGACGGCGAGCGGCCGAGCTGACACGCAACTCCTTAGCTGCCATGTCGTCGCGACAGGGAATAAAACACCACTCCTCGCTGAGGGGTGCAAATCGAGAAACATCCGCCTCCCGGAGGCCCTTGATGCCCCTGAGGACAGTGCGGACCTCCCTGGCTACAACCAGCCTATTGGCAGGTGTGTCAGGGAGAAGGCCCCTACGCCCCTTTACTACTCGGGAAACGTAGTGCCACATCCTCATTCTGCCCCCAGCACGTCGAGCACCAGCTGCGATGGCAGCCACACACTCCGCCTCTTCCTTCTCAAGAGACGGCAGCAACTCCACGCACGAAGGGGGACAAGGGGCTGGGACTGAGACCGCCATAGTCTCACTCGCCTCCCCACCTACAGCGGATACCCCCCCAAGGTCCGCAGCCAAAATCTGATTCAGAGCCCGCTCGTTCTCAGAAATTGGCACCTCGACAACTCGCGTTGCCGGGGTGGTCGGTGCCACATTCAGTGGGAAGAGAAATGCCTCGTCACTCTCCCCAATGCGCACACCGTCTCCCTCTACATCCAGAGCGTCCACCTTTTCCAGCATTGAAGCGTATTGCTTCTCGGCCTTAAAGGTCAAAGGACGGGTGGGTTGGAGCCAACACCACCTAGCGAATGCCACACCGGCAATGCCGGTGAGCGCCACTGCTGCGACCGCGCGATAACCCTGGAATTCCACCGATCCCATGGTGACGCGTGAGGCAGGTACAACAAGTGAGAAAGGGCCGCT